TCTGCGACAAACTGTAAGAATCCGGTGATCTCTTTCATATCTTCTATTTATACAAATTCAATTTTCCAAGTTTTTAAGTGTCTTCGTCTTCGCCTTCAAGATCCTCGATCTCCCCGGATTTCTTCTCCGCTTTAATCTCTTTCTGCATCCTTTTGATAGTCGCATCGTCCTGCCGCAGGATGGTTCGCCGAACCCATTCATGAGAGAAGTATTTGCCCACATACTCATCCAGTTGTTGCATCATCTCCATACGCTCACGAAAAATCTCCATTTCCTTGAGTTCCGCAAAATAATTGTCCTCCAGAAAGTCAATCACAATGTTCTCACGGATAACGGCCCAATCAGACTCAGTCACCACACCCTTGAGGATAAGCTGGACCTTGAGAGTCTCCATGATCAGGTGAGAGAACTTTTTGCGAAGTTTTTCAATAAATTTTTGAAATCGAACTTCCTCACGATTGATTTCCGTGGCACGACCGACCGTAAACGCAGTATCAGTCTCCAAGCGACCAATCGGAACATCCAATGCCTTGTAAAGCTTCCTTTGGAAAAAGACGACATCTTCAATCTGACCAAGATTCTCACCCCCCGGAAGTGTGGTGATTTCAGTGCCACGACCCCCCTCGCGCCGAGGCAACCAGAAGTCCTCAAGCATGGACATCGAATTTCGGTCATCACGAATGTCCCCGGTCGCCACATCATAGACCAACTTATTGCGATACTTGGACATGATGCCCTGAACATATTGTTCCGCCTTGCCTTTAGGGACATTGCCCACATCAATGTAAAAAATGCGCCTCTCGGGTGCGCGGGAAATGCGGTAAATCACCAAAGCATCCTCAAGCATCCTGAGTTGGTTGATTGGCTTGATTGCCTTATGGAGGTGGGACATTGTCCTTTTCCCAGTCGCATCCACTTCTCCCGAGGGGCAATATACAATTGCATTTTTGTCTACCTTGACCCCGGAATTGGCTGCTTGAGATCCTCCACCTTTGGCATCATAATCCCCATACACATAATACTCGGCTGTAACCACTTGGGTTTCAATCTTACTATCCGGGTCTCTTTTCGTGGTCACCTCCCGGACTTTACGAATCGTAGTGGGATCAACCTGACGCATTTCTTGAATACCGAGTTTGGTATTCTTGGGGTCAACCATCAGGTGGTAGTAGAGTCTTCCATCCACATACCATGAGCGGAAGATATCCGCCGCGTTTTGGTTGAAGTTCAGAAGCTTGACCACATGCTCAAATTGAGTGATGATCTCCTTTTTTACTTCATCTGGCTGATCAAGGCGGGTAAGTATGACCGATATGGGAGCTTTATCTTCCCCACTTGCAATGGCCTGATCAACGATATCACTAACCGCTTGGGCTACTTCAGGCTGTGATGCCGCCCAGCGGTATTTGCGGATCTGATCGTTTTCATTGGATATCCGGCCATCCCCTTGATCGATGTATTGCCCATAATACCCGCCGCCATCGGAGGTTACAATTGCATCATTATCAGTATCACCAGAAACAAGAGCAGGGATATCCTTCTTGCTGCCACTCTTTCCCTCAATCCTTTTGCTTATTTGCCACCCAAATATGTTCATATTGTATGTATACACACAATAAAGGGGGCGATATTGCTGCCCACCTTTAATCAGGCAGTTACTAGGAAGTTACGCCCGCCGTTTCCCAATATTGATACTGCAATTCCACGGTATACTCTTCAACGGTATCGTTGGTATCATAGTTCAACTCAATCTGGGAGATGTTCGTGGGAAACACTCCCCGGAACTCAATCTGTTTGAGGACGGCATCATCTTTGCCAAGTTGCTGGACAGACATGTCAGTCTGGTAATCTGTTGGATTCGCGATACCGACATTTGAGAGATGCTGGTTGATGCTGTTCATCCAGCGTTCGAATGCATTACGTGTCAAGAACCCGGTATCATTGATCACCGTGATTGTCCATGGCTCAAAGGTTCTGTCACCAGCGACCTTGAGTTTGCGCCCCCGGAAAGGCACCTCAATAGGAGCCATAACACTCGAAGGGAGTGACGCCCCCTTGATAAAAAAGGACGCAAGTTCAGTGTTGCCATTCGCCTCTGAAGGGAAGTTACATATAACCTTGAACAGGTTTGGCCTTGCTCCCCCACCCGCCAGCTTTGCTTTGAAATCGTCAATATTTGCCATAGTAGTTTTCTTTCTCTTTGCTATTTATTAGGACTGACCACCAGCAATTTCGCTAAACTCAACGCCCGTCCGGGTGGCAATGAAGTTCAGGGTAATGAAGTTGATACTCCTTGAAGGCTTGATATAGATGTCAGCAACAAAGCGGTTAGTGTCAATAACCTGCCCGGTATTGTTCGTTTCATCACAGACCACTAAAAAGTCTGTGACACCACGACGACCCTTCACATCACGAAGGAACGGCTCGACCATATTGCGGAACATGGCGCGGGTGAACTCATCGTTCAGTTCGAAGAGCTGAAACTTGGCAGCAGTTGCAATGGCCTTTTCCAGAACCATGAACAACCTGCGAACATTGATGCGATCAAATGCGCTGGGCTTGCTCTGTGCGGTCTTGTCACCAAAGAGCAGAATGCCCTGACCCGGAAATGAGACAATCGGGTTAATTCGTTTCTTGTAGAGCGAATCCCGTTGCGCCTGATTCGGGTTAATCTTCAGCTTGGTTACCCCCAGAAGCTGCCCGCGATTATATCCAGCAGGAGAGAACCAAGGGTCATTGGTGTCATCGGTGCGAGCGCAAAGCCCCGCCATATGACCCGCTGCCTGAATATAGTTGTATTTGTCAAAATACTTGTTGTATGCATACAGCGGACCAGAATCGAATATCAAGTAACTGCTATTGACATTCAGATCGGTGTTGAAGAACTCCTCCACATCAGAAACCTTGTTTGAGGTGACAGGGGGGGAGATAAACCCAATACAATCCTTGCGGGCTTCACATATGCTCTGGATCTTCTTGGGGACCACCGTATCACCGTCAACCATCTGACGGGCAAAGAGCAGATTCACATCCAAAGTCTCTCCATCTGAAAACTCATCCAGACTCGTAACCACATTGGATTTGCTTGGTGAGGCATTTGCGCCACCAGCCAGACTTAGGATTTCACTATTTCCAACAGCGGCATCCGTGCCTGTGATGTTGTAATCTGCAAGGTCGATGCGAGTGAATTTAGCGAACCTCAGTGCAAAGCCCAGCCCACTTGCGGATGTCAGGGATTCCCCGCTGAAACTCAGCAGATCACCGTACACGGTGCCCGGTTGCCACGGGGAGCGGCTCATGAGCGAGTAATTATTCTCCTGAATGTTTTTCAGGATACCCCCATCATGCGACACTGAACCATCGACCAAGGCATATACACCATCCTTGCTGTTCTTATGAATCTGTGCGAGGGCGCCAAGATCGGCGTTAAACCAAGTGCTCAGAGAGTGGTTTCCGGGCAGTGATGGGAAAATGCGGTAATCCGAGTAACCCCAGTCCAGATCATCATAGTCGAGTGTTTTTTGACCAATCCAGTTTTGAGAGTCTTCTCCTGCGAGCGCACCTCCACCAGCAGAGTCTTCATCCTCAATAACCAAAAACGGCTGGATAGCAGACCATGACATTCTCGTCAAATTGGTGCCCGCAAGCTCGCCGAAACCTTTTGGGATATTGACGTTCACGTAGGTCACCAAGTAGGCATCGGAATTCAACGAGGTCGAGGTGTCAGGAAAGTCTGCAATTTCAATCGCCTCATTAGCAATCAGACCGTTGTTCAGGGCAGAGTCGATGTATTGGCGCCACACCCCATCCGATGAACGTATCATAAGTGACGCATTATCGTGGTAGGTCTTTGCTGCATGAATATCCCCCCCATCATCGTTGTTCCACCATGCCGTGCTGGTGAAGTCAGTCGAAACTCCCCAATCAAGATCCTGACTGATCCCCTGTGCGCTGGAATCATTCGGATCTGAGGGATACTTTTTCGCTGGACCCGAAGCCATGGTGAGAGAGCGAACCTCTAGCTGGGTGTCGGGCAGAAAACTCTGATTGGTGACATCCGATGCATTGGAAGCCATCCCCGGCTGGAAGTAGTTGTATGTCCCATCAGAAGCAATCTCACGATCAAAAACATTGACAAAATATTCGGCATTGCTGATGTAAAGCCAATTAGAATCCCGGTTGATGACGTTCAGGAAGTAATTGGTTCCGCCGCTATCAGTCTTTGAATCACTGAGCAACGAAAGACCCTTGTAGGTCTCCAGAATCTGGCCCGGAGTTCCGGTGATATCGCCATCTTGGTCAAAGATGCAGACATGAATCTCATCGTTCACATTTGCGCCTATACCGCTTTCGGCCCAAGAGGTTGTTCCGGGGGCGGAAAACAGTCCATTCAATGGAGCCGATGTCACTTGCGGGTTTCCCGCGACCTCATATGTTACACCGAGGCTGTTCCCCAATGTGCCGGGGAATTTCGCTGCAAAATCGAAGCCTTGTGCGGTCGAAACCGGGGTGCCATCACCACCCGAAGAGGGTCTCACCACCGAAGTTGGGAGGGAGAGCGCATCAAAAGCGTCATCGTTCTCGATATATGCACCCACCTGAGTGTCATCGGCAGAGAAATTGAAAATGTAGTCGCTTCGGCTTTGGTCCAAAAATCCATCACCATCAGAGTCAAACTGATCGGTGGCAGTCGAATCCTGCCGAGACCGCAGTCCTGCCGCATTACGTGCGCCAAGAGCGAGGTTTTCAGGGGTTGATGCCCGTGTAGACCGCACCACCTGCAAAGCATTTCCATACTTCAGGAATGACGCCGCCTCCAGATATGATAGTTCGTTGCTGACTGTGGGTGGACCAAAAACATCAACCAGCTCGTTCTCTGAAGAGATCAGAGTTGGTTTGTTTACTGGTCCCCATGTGAAATCTCCGACATATCCACCAATTGATGTGGATACTGCGGGAATGACATTGGAGAGATCGATCTCGTTGACATCGACCCCCGCTGATACTTGAAATCCCATAATTGTGTGTCTTTCTCGTTAGTTAATGATAAGTGTTTGCAACATTACAAGGAGTGCTCATGACATCTATTTATACAAATCGTTTTTTCAAAGCGCATCCCATTCCTGCCGTTGCTGCACCAGTTCAGCATAGCCATCCAATACCGGGTCACTTGTGGGGAAAAAACCGGCTGGTATCAGGTCATTTTCAATTTCCTTAGATCTCTCGGCATACAGCATATTTTTGAAATCCAAATCCGCATCAAAAAAATCACCAAATGCCTCGCTCGAAGCAAACCATGAGAAAATGACCAGCGTCATCACCATATCATCGTGATTTCCCTCTGTGGCTTCATATGAGGACCCCTTTTCAGAAAAACATGTCAACTCTATGATGGTTTCGGCGTCATATACCTCAAGTTTCCCCATTTCAATGAGATCTTTGAGGTTGCTGCACCCGATCCTTTTCGTCTTCTTGTTCATCCCCAAGCCGACCCCACCACGCCTGACTGAGGACTCCACGAAGGTATTTTCATATTCATGATCATAGTAGACCCCATTACAGACCACCTGACCCACATCATTGTTCTCGATCACAAGCAACGCCTCATTGTAGAGCATGGCGACTTGGACAACGATATCCGGGAAAAGAAGTGGGGATATCATGTTGTTCCGAAGCGTACAGACTTGCCGGAACGGTCTCGTTGTGACATCAATCACCGAAAATGCAGAGTAGTCTTGACCTCGTCCCTGACCCGTATCCACAGCCATTATGTATTGGTGTCCTTCCTGTGGCTTCTCATAGAAACGCAGTCCCACATCAGAATTGTATTCCACTGGGTCGCGAGATGCGAGCGCGATAAGTTTATCTGCGGCGATTAGAGTCCCTGAAAGCCCGAGTGCAGTGTTGCCGAACTCTTGGTTAAACTGAAGCTGCGAGGTGTTTGCAATAGTCTCCCTCTTCCACTCCTCATCTCGCCCCGGAACATCCCACCAATCCACCCGAAACGGCTTAAACCCATTGCTTCCATGTATTGCGCCCTCCCAGAGGTTGTAAAACATATTACCAATCCCATTCATCGTAGATGTGATGATCACCTTGGTGGTCTTACCGGCAGTAATGACGGGATATGTCGATTCATAAAATTTGTTTGCCCGCTCAACAAAGGCAAACTCATCAAGAAAAAGGAGATTGATTGAAAGCCCTCGAATCGAACTGGTAGAAGTTGCCGTGGCTACAATCTCGCTGTTATTGGAGAATTCGATGTTACCTTTATTGAGAGCACGGCAACCGGGTTGCAGAAAGAACGGGATATTCTCTAGTGCCAAGGTCAATCTCGACAACATCTCCCTTGCAGTTGCCCCCTTGTTGGCGAGAATTGCAACCGTTTTCTCTGGGTGAAAAAGTGCATACCATAGAATGTATCCCACACTTGAAATCGATTTGCCAGACTGGCGACATGCAAGAATGATCGAAAATCTATTATCATTGAAGTGCTTGAACATCTTCTTCTGATACCGGTATGGCTTGAAGGGCACCAACCCGTGATCCGGGTGAATGACCTTCATATAGTTCTCGATAAAGTATGCCGGATCTGACATACACCGGGCATACTCCTTTACCTCATCCTCGCTAAAAGACTGTTCTACCCCATCCCGCTTGACATTAGAGTTGCCAAGATACCCGAGGGAATTACCTTTAACCCTTCTCATCTTCTATGACGACAATCTCAGGTTCTTCAATTTCCTTTTTTAAAAACTTTTGCAATTCCTTGGTGGACCCCACGAAAATAGCATTGTTTGTCACCCCGCCCGCACCATAGCCTTCATGTGGTTCTGCTTCCTTGTGCAACTCCTTGCGAGTCTTCTGCAATTTCAGGAGTTCAGTGGTTATATCAGATGTGTTCTTTATCATCTGGGAAACGACCTCAAATGCCCGTGGGTGTTCTGCCTCCATTGCCAGTGACATCGCAGCATCAATCGCCTCTTCTGCGCGTCCAATCAAACCCTTGAGTTTATCACGGGAATATTCAAAATCTTCCTCGGTATCATGAGCCTGTTCTACCGGGGTAGGGGCCTTTACTGGTTCTACTTGTGGTTTGGGCAGATACTTTTCAAGACTTTGTGAGATCTCTTCTCGGCTGCTCATTTTATGAAGTGAATATCAGGAGCGAATCGTCAGTAAGCGCAACCGTGTCTCCCGATGTGTACAAGACGTTAGCCTCCGTTGAAGCCACAATAATGAAAACCTCCCGCAATGTTGAGGTGATCCGATTCGTTTCACGAAGTCCCGATGTGGTTCGATTGGTTTCCGTGATTGTTGTGGTAATACTCATGGCGGTTAAAACCCATCGTCGCTATCTGTAATAGTTTTTGATGGTGCAGTGTCATTCTCCGAATCGGCTAACCAAGAGATTTCCTCCAGATGTCCCTCGGAATCGGCATCACTGAGGCTCCCGCTGTAATTAAACAGGTCAACATCCACATCCAGAATAATATTAGATTCGGATACCTCTCCACTGAACTTGACCTTAACCCCAAAGGTTAGGGAGTAGACTATCAAACGCCGGGATGACGCAAAATCGCCCTCATAATCATCCGCAAGTGTAATCCCCTGAAGGATGACAGGGACATCGGTCCTGCTGTCTGGCCCCTCAAAATCCTTGACCGTCACAGTGTATTCTGGGGCAAAGGTTGGAAGAATTTGCTCGATTACCTGAAGCGCATCATCCTGCGTCCTTGCCATCACATGGAGGGCCATTGTGATATTGTAGGGAACGCTCTGCTTGACCGTGCGTCTCTTTGTGACATCACCAGTCAGCGTCGAAAAGTGCCGCTTGTTCATGCGATTCAACTTTTGTGTCGAGTCGATGGCGATATCATCAATCTGAAAAGACATTCTCGGCAGCTTGAGTGCAACCGCTTGCTCCTCAAGCTTATCGATCTCGTCTATCCGCGCCAAAAACTTTTTAATTGGCCCGTAAGCAAGTGGCACCTTGAGTGTGCTGAGTGTCCTCCCTCCAGACTGCCTCCGCACAGTCAAATTATTGAACAAGCTGCCGAAAACTGATACAGTCTTTCGGATAGTTTGGTTGTAGTAATAACTTCCAAGCATAATGATGGTTAATCAACGTAGTTTATTTCGCCAAATGGATTAACTTCCGAAAAATCGACAAAATCGTTCCCGATATCCTCAAAGATGGCGTTTTGAGCTTGCGGGTCAGTGGACGCAATAGCATCCATTGTGGAGATGGCTGTGACCGCATACGAAGCACCACTGCGACTCCCAATGAGATTGCCACTAACCCCGCTGGTAATCTGCCAAAAAGTGTCGCTGTCACTACTGATATCATGGGTCTGGGTCACATGTATCACTGTACCGGCATCAGGTGCGCCTGAAGTATCGCTCAAATAAACCAGTTCGCCCCGGATCGTGGTGTCGTGATCGATCACCTGAGTGACCTTCTCCCCAAATTGGAAGGTTCCTGACCCAGCACCAAGTGTGATGGCGTATCGGTATGCCTCATCACGCCCGATATCATCAATCGCATCAATTCCAGTGTCGATCACATCGTGTGAATATTCGAACATTTCACATGTCAGTTCATAGATGGGGAGATTGTTCAGTTGATAGAATGGAGCATCACCAACCACAAATTTGATTTCAAAAAGCCCATTTACCAGCGGAAAGTATATCAGATCCCCCTCTGCGGGTCGAACCTCCTGTGTCACCTTGAACCTCCCCACAAGATCATCCCATCGTTTGCGGGCCACAACGAGTTTCACCTGATCCCGGACCTCAAGCCCGAATTTGGAAAGAAATTGGCCATCTCCCTCGAAACCATCTACATTTGCCACATACATCTCAAGCTTGAAGGCGCTGGAAAATTTAGATTCCACATCTTCATTGAGTATCGTATCCCGGTTCACGATACTCCGGGGCAGATAGTAGCAATCTTGCCCATAAATCTGCAATGCCTCGATGATCAGGTTTTCATGAAGACGCTGCTCAGAGCGCACCCCTTGACGTATGTATCGATTTGTTGGCATTTGTGTTGGTATTTATGCAAAACAAAATCGCCGGTTGAAACGCCCGGTCATCAGGAATTTAATTTCAAAAACCCTCAATTTAACTATTGACCGAATTCAATTTTCTGCCATACTAATAACGTCATGAGAAACACAGCAAATCAAATCAAAAGCCGAATCGCCCAAATCGAAACACAGCTTGCCGCGCTCGGCACCGGTCGCCGCGCCTACAACGCCCTGCAAAACGAGGGAGCGACGGACGGCTACAATCCTCAAGACTCGAAAATCTCCACCCTCGCCGCTGAGTTGACCGCCCTAAACGCCGAATTGACCGCCGAAGAGTGGACCCCGGAAGTGATCGCCTCGCGCCGCGCATGGTTCAACGCCGCAAAATTCACGACCCCCCTCGCCGCGCTCAACGGATGCCGCGCCGAGGGGTTCGAGTTTTCCGACCTGCAAGTTTTCACCGCCAAATAACCACCAAACCAAAACCATGAAACTCACACTATTCCAAACCGCCGAAAGCCCCGACCCCGCCGATCTCGCAGACAACCCCCGGCTTAAAGTCACCGATATTGAAGTAACCACCGATCTTTGCAACCTCTACCCGGTATTCACGGAGGACGGCGAGGCTCATGTCGCAGATTTTCTGCTGGTTGCACTCGGTGAGGACGGCGAAACGTATTTCCACAACTATCTCCATCAGGCGGGTTACGCGCAGGATGAGGAGGAGGGGTTCAATTTCGTCGTTAGAGGTGCGCCCAAGCTGGAAGCGGTTGCGGATAAGGTTCGCGCTGTCGGTTCAATAGACCCCTCCCTTTGGACGAAGGTCGTGCCGCTCGATCTTGAAGCTGAACTGACCCGCCATTAATTCAAAAATCCACCCGATTCCCCTTGACCGAATTCAATTTTCTGCCATACTAATAACGTCATGAGAACCGAAAAAGTCGCAAAAACCGGAGACTGTTACGAGGCAGCGGGTCGCGCCGTATCGCAAGATGGCGACAGTGCTGCGCTCATGCTTGGCGATAGCGCCGTGCTTGTTCATGGTATCGCTGTGGGTCAAGGACAGATTGAGGGGAGACTCTTCGGCCATGCATGGGTCGAGTATCTGCAAGATTTCGGCGAGCACAAGGTGTGGTTCGTGTATGACAACGCGAACGGGAGAGACCTGTCAATGCCGCGTGATCTTTACTATGTGCTGGGGCAGATTCACGACAAGCACCAGCTCCGTTACAGTAAGGAGGAGGCGCACAAAGAGATGCTTTGCAGTGGACATTTCGGGCCATGGGAAGATGAGTTAAGCCCCGAGGACGAGTGGTTAGGCGCCTAAAACGTGACCCTCAATTAATTCAAAAATCCACCCGATCCCCCTTGACCGAATTCAATTTTCTGCCATACTAATAACGTCATGAGAAACGAAACACCAAACAACACGACCGCCCGCTCCAAAGCCCAAGTGAACCGGGCAATCCGCCACACCGGCCTTGAAATCCAAGGCCAACGGGGTGGGGGGTATTTCTATTTCACTGAAACCGCATCCGGGGACCAAGCGGGCGAATCAATCATGGTTTGCCACCTGCATCACCAAACCGTTGGAGGGTGGGTCGAGGACGCAGAATCCGCCTTAGTGGCCCTGAAGATCGAACAAGCCGAAGCGGCGGAATACCGGTTGAGAGTTCCTCCCGGAACTGTTATCCGTCTTGGTTACGGGTTGGAGACTTGCGAAGTATATGCCGCTCGATCTTGAAGCCGAACTGTCCCACAAATTAAATCAACCTTAAATTCTCAATCACGTTATTCACATTTTCAGCACGAACGAATTTAATACTTAAAAAATATCCATCTTCTTGCTGGGTGACGATATCATCTACGAAATCGAAAATAAACCTTTCTTTCATGTAATGGTAATACAAGTCAACCATGTCCTCTTGGCAAAACACAAGATTGGAGTACAATAGGTCCAACTTTGAAACCATCAACAAGTGGCGAAACATCAAGCCCTCAGATGGTGGCTCGCAAAGTTCCGCTGGAACTATAAGGTTCATACTCTTTACCGCGATTCGCAGTCGGAGTAAATACTGCCAAAACTAACCAATGAAAAAGTCTACCGGCTCCTCCCAGTTGAGCCGCAGTTGTTCTTCAAGTTTTTCAATTTCCTCGATGGCCTCTTGGAATATGGCCTGACCCTGAAGGGTGACGCCTCCCGGCATCTGGACACCCTCAAACTTTTTCAGATTATTCCCCCACTGCCGCTTAAAAAGAGCGGTGCAATATCGCTTCAGCCAGTGATCATTGTATACATCTGTGTAGGTCTCTGGGTCCAAGGTCTGGTAACCCTCCACAACAATATATTGCCCCTCTTCGATGTCTGTTCCCCACTGAAACTCGATCATCAGTCGATCCATATGACGATTAAAAGTGACCTGTTGACTCAACCCATTGATCGTCAGATCCAAGAGACGCATATGCTGCTTGGTCAATTCATATGAGACCAGATCACCCGGATTCCTCATACCATACAGGTCGTTGAGATTCAATTGGTATTCCAATGAAAAGTCATTATACCCATTTGCACTGATCGGAAGCACACTCTTGACAAAGAGCATGTCTTCCGGCAGGGAGATGTATTCATTTGAGATATCGGTGGATGTGACCGCATGTTTTCGGAAAGTCCGCACCACGGCATCTGAATGATACTCCTGAAACATCTGTATCGCCTCATCAAGACGATCCTCGATTTGATCGTCATCAACATTAACCTCAATTACCGGCTCGCCAAGGGATCGGCGGCAGTAATCCGAGAGACCTGCTCTGGTTGAAATGATTGCCATATGTTTCTATTTATACGGGGTTTCTACTTTATCAGCTAATCACAACAAGAGGATCAAGGAAGAACTGATTACTTTTCGAGCTTTCCTTGGTTTTCCCATACATGAGTTTCAGGTACATTATGCCAGCCTGAGCAGGAGCGACAGTGATAGCAATTGCTTGCCATGTTGTCGCCGATGTAAAAGATGCCGTTGATGTTGACCTGATAGATTTTCGGTAGTTATTGCTCGCGTGATCCCAATAAGTTGCTTCGATGTACAACTCAGCCGCTGTAGGGTTCGCTGTCCAATTGGCCGTTGCCGCGCTTTTAACGTAGAAAGTATATGTCCTTGATGTCGTGTCTGCGTAAACTGGAAATTCGGTCTTGAAAAGAGGAAAATGCATTCCCAGTAGATTTATTTTCCCTGCGTCATGCGGCCCCATGTTCGTGCTGGGAGTAATCTTGCTTGAAGTGGTAGACCCACCATCACGCACTGTTCCGGTATCTGACTCGATGTAAGGCGTGTCGTTCTGTACTGAACTGAATGTTCCGAATACCCTATTATCACCTTTGGTGCCGTTGTGGTCCTCGCTATACACTCCGATCATCTCACCAACTGATGTCACATCGCACTTTACCTCCACCGTGCTATTCAATCGACAATTTCTAAGAGTTACAAGGAATGCGAAAGCGGCGGAAACTTGTGCGTCAACATCTGCTGTGGAATTGCTATTGAACTCGCAATCTTCTGCATGAATTCTTGTTGCGGCACCGGTGCCATACAATCCTCGTAGTCCTCCAGTGAATACGCAGTCATACAGTTCAATGCTTGAGCCAGTGACTAAATCTACGCCATTAGTTGAATATGCATAGATGTGGCATTTATGCATCTGACCGTGGGAGTTTGCTTGGGCGGTTACTCCATCGCAGCTAACACCATTGCCCTGCATAATGCAATCGTGCCAAGAAATATCCAATACGGCAGAGTTCATCACGCACCCGCCAGCAGCAGCACTACTATAGATATGTATTCCATTGAATCGCCAATAGCGATCTCCACTTAAATTAAGAATGTCGCTCGTTCCCGCAGCTCCGAAAATAGGGTTCGCCAACATGACGGTGAGAGTTTTAGTAGCTCCCGAAGTACCCTTAAAAGGATGCCTCAATGTCAACGTCGTTCCTGAAGCTGAAACTACTTCATAAGAAAATAAACGAGGGTCGTCGCTGTCAGTAGAATTGTAAACCCACTCTCCTGCCGTTATACCCGTTATCGTCGCGCTAGCTTCAGCAGTCTTGCTGCCATGAACCATCGTATATGTCTGGGCCGAAGCAGCATTGTCTCCAAATGCATTGTCATAATCAGCCTCAAGCGTGATTGGATTAGATGTTTGCCCGTCACTTGAAAACTGAAGGGTTCCCGTTCCATAGTTTGTCGTAGTTCCACGGCGACAGATTGCTCTATCACCAGCAGATCTAGCGGTGGCAACGAACTTTGACATGGTATGCCAAGGACCAGTCATCGCTTCTTCGTCTACTTCGGCAGTAGTTCCATCATAGCCATCATCATCACCATTGTCAGGATCGATGTAGTAGGTAGTACCGATTGGAGTTCTGGGGTATGTCCCAGCCTCGCGAAATTCGATTTCCTTCTCAAGCAGTTGAACAATCTCATCGAGGACATAGTATTTCTCAATGTCCGCATTTTTCTCAGCCTCGTATTCTGAGACGGTAGAGATTCCGTCTCCCATTGCACCGCTCGATAATAGCACATCAACCTGCTCAGAGGAAAGCCCAGCGAGCGCACTAAGCAGAGACGTTGCTTGGTCTTTCTTCGCCTTGAACTTCAAGCATTTTGACCCATGAGAAAGTAGCATCTCAGCGAGCTGGGACGAAGGATACTTGGCTGGACGGCCAGTCTCGTTGTGCCACTTAATGTGAATGCCCGATGCAATAATCGCATCGTTCCATGCAGTGTCTGTGGTAGGTGTAATGAATTGGCTCATAAACGTATTTATCCAGTCGCGTCCCAGACCACGGTAGGGCTACCGATACTAGATTTTATATTTGCGTCGTCGGGCGTGGTTGTATTGTCAAGGGCCATGACCGGCGATCCCATGCTGTAGTGAATCACTACAACCGGAGTAGCTGCTGCCGCTGCCGCTGCTGCTGCTGCGCTTGCTATAACTCCATGAATTGACTGAATCATATAATCGCCTATGCTGCAAGATCGCCGATCACATACCACTCATCGGTCGCCCGCTTGATCAGTGTGGCCGATGAGTATTGTCCAGTAAGTTTGAGCTTCGCGCTCGCAGAACGAAGAGTAACACCTGCACCAGCCGTGATGGTGACTTGTCCAGCACCTTGCTGAGTAATGATGATCTGCGCACCTACAGCAAAAGCCACACCCGAATTCGGCGGCACCGTGAGAGCGATTGCAGTGCCGTGGTTACACTCAACGACCTTCGTCGCATCAGTAAGAACTAAGGTGTAAGCTGCGCCCGCTTGGTTACTGAACGGAATGTTTACCAGATTATCTAGAACCGTTCCATCTGCTGCGGCACCTCGTCCGTTGATCGTTCCACTCGCTAAAATATTTCCCGTAACATGAAGAGCTTCTGTTGGAGAGCCATTTCTTATTCCAACATAGCCAATATCTGCCGGTGATCCACCACCTGTGCGAGCTAAGATTACGTTACCCGCTGTGCCGCTGCTAGTGCCTCCCGAAACGAAAACATTACCGCCTTCTGCGAAACCAGTACCGCTACCATCCACACCACCCTTAATATGAATGTTGCCGCCATTGCTCGTTTCACTAGTCCCGCCCTCAACTGTAACGTCACCACCGCCATCACCATCACCACCGTTAATAATGACTGGTCCCGAGGTCGCGCCTGAAGCATCCCCGCCACGAATAGTAACTGTGCCACCCGATGTACCGCCGTCGTCAGCACCATGAATTAGAACACCACCGCCCGTTGCTCCAAGTCCACCACGAAGGGTTGTGAGTCCTCCGGCGGTTCCGCCACCGGCAGAATCGCCCCCGGCTGATAAGATTAGTGGTCCACCAGTGCCACTGTCAGCGTTATCACCAGCGATGATCGTGAGACTATTTCCTGCGCCCGTGGTGGCATCTTCCACCTCAAGGATATGATTTACCCCCTTGGTCAACAGGATATTTGCAGCGAATCTTGCGGTAGTAGTTCCTGTAGGAATGCTTAGAACGGTGCCATCAGCGGCATTTTTGATCGTGACATCACTTGTGCTACCCTGTCCAGTCAGGATTAAACCCTCGGCAGCAGTGTAACCCAGAGCTGCATTATCGGCGGCGGCAGTGTCCCCTGTAACATGGATGCCACCACCTGTGATATCACCTGTCGTCGTGATTGCACTTGCTCCATTGTTGATGGCTCCGAAACCAGAGGCGATTGAACCAGAATTCAATGCACCAGTAGTGACCAGTGAAGAATCACCGGTATAACCAGTGCAATTCGTGAGGACACCGCTTGACGGTGTTCCTAGTGCAGGGGTAGTCAGTGTAGGCGATGTGAGCGTTTTATTCGTTAGCGTGTCGGTTGTCGCTTTACCGACCAGAGTGTCAGTCGTTGCTGGGAGAGTCAAAACCCCCGATGCTGCGGCTGTGGCATCAATGATGGTAGAACCGCTTGTCGTTCCTGCAACGGCAAGCTTACCTACTGCTCCTACTGCACCGTAGGTCTTCTTGCCTGTGACGATTTGAACATCAGCGAGAACCATATCACCAGTCCCCTTGGCATCAAGCTGCGTTTGAATTGATGATGTTACGCCACCAAGATAAGATGCCTCTGTTGCCGTAGATCCCACGGTTGTAGCGAACCCGCTTGCATCAGTGACCACCACCTTGAGCGCCGAAAGCGCGGCAAGTTTGTTGACCGCAATTGCTGCTGCCGCTTTGATGCTGGCATTAGCAATGTTCGTGATGCTATTCCCTGTGCCATCTTGGTCGATGGACTTATTCGTTAGCGTGTCGGTTGTCGCTTTACCGACCAGAGTGTCGGTCGCTGCTGGCAATGTCAAAACCCCCGATGCTGCGGCTGTGGCATCAATGACCGTGCTGCCGCTTGTCGTTCCTGCAACGGCAAGCTTACCTACTGCTCCTACTGCACCGTAGGTCTTCTTACCTGTGACGATTTGAACATCAGCGAGAACCATATCACCGCCCGCCCCCCCGGCATCAAGCTGCGTTTGAATTGATGATGTTACGCCATTGAGATAAGATGCCTCTGTTGCCGTGACTCCTGTGGATGTTGTAGCGAACCCACTCCCGTCAGTGACCATCAACTCGGATGCCGTAAGCGCGGCAAGTTTGTTGACCGCAATTGCTGCTGCCGCTTTGATGCTGGCATTAGCAATGTTCGTGATGCTATTCCCTGTGCCATCTTGGTCGATGGACTTGTTTGTCAGAATGTCGGTTGTCGCTTTGCCGACCAGCGTGTCGGTCGCTGCTGGGAGAGTCAAAGTCCCAGATGCTGCGGCTGTGGCATCAATGACCGTGCTGCCGCTTGTCGTTCCTGCAACGGCAAGCTTACCTACTGCTCCTACTGCACCGTAGGTCTTCTTACCTGTGA